TAGGAGAAGAATTTATGAAACCTAGCAAGAAGAAATACATGGATGGTGGCATGGCAGAATACGACGTGCCAAAGGAAAAACAGGCGGAAATGCGTAGACAGGCTCAGGATGCTGATATGGATCGCAATATGCGAAAAGCCATGGAGAGATACGAAAAAACCCGCTATGGCAAAGGTGACAACGAAGAGACGCCTAAGAAGCCTAAAAAGTCTAAAATGGCTAAGGGTGGTAGCGTCGGCAGCAGCTGCGGCACCAAGAAGATGGCTAAAGGCGGTAAAGTACGTGGTTGTGGTGTAGCTAAACAGGGCGTTCGTCCTTGTAAGATGTACTAATGCGCCGGTATTACAAGAAAGGGGGGACGGTGAAAGACGCTTGTTATAGCAAGGTTAAATCTCGCTACAAAGTCTTTCCGTCTGCCTACGCATCTGGGGCAATCGCCAAGTGCCGTAAGGTCGGGGCGAAAAACTGGGGCAACAAAGGTAAGAAGTAATGGCCGTACGTAAGACTGCAAAAGGTACCGCACTAAAACGCTGGTTCAAAGAGGACTGGAAAGATGTGCGTACTGGCAAGTCTTGTGGTCGGAAAGAGGGCGAAAAACGAGGTACTCCTTATTGCCGCCCTACGAAGAAGGTATCGAGCAAAACCCCAAAAACAAGTGGGGAGATGACTGCTACCGAGAAACGTAAAAAGATTGCTGAGAAGAAACGATTGGGTCAGCCCGCGGGAAAACCAAAGCGCGTTAGCCCTGCTACACGCAAGAAGGCTAAAAAATGACGACATCAGGTACTACAGCGTTTAACATGGATTTTACCGAGATCGCCGAAGAAGCGTGGGAACGCGCTGGTCGGGAGATGCGGTCTGGGTATGACCTACGCACCGCCCGTCGTTCTATGAACTTACTTACGATCGAATGGCAAAACCGCGGTATCAACCTTTGGACTATTGACGAAGGCTCAGTAAACTTAGTGCAAGGTACGTCTGAATATGATTTACCAGCAGATACTATTGATTTACTAGAACAAGCTATACGTACTGGCGCGGGTAATGCCGCGACCCAATCTGACCTTACTATAAGTCGTATTAGTGTAAGTACCTACGCGTCTATCCCTAACAAGTTATCTCAAGGTAGGCCCATTCAAGTTTGGATTGAACGTTTACGCGATAACCCAAAGATTAATGTTTGGCCTGTACCTGACTCTAATGATTACGTATTTCGCTACTGGCGTATGAGGCGCGTCCAAGATGCCGGTAGTGGGGTTGAAACTGCTGATATGAATTTCCGTTTTTTCCCATGTCTAGTGGCTGGACTTGCGTATTATATTGCGATGAAAGACCCAGCATTGGCAGGGCGAATTCCTATGTTAAAGCAAGAATACGAAGAGCAGTTTATGTTGGCCGCTGGAGAAGACCGGGAAAAAACTCCAGCACGGTTTGTCCCCCGCGGTATGAGGATTTGATATGGGAGCACGGTTTGCATCAGGGCAAAAAGCTAACGGCGTTTGCGATGTTTGTGGGTTTACCTACAAATTACGCGAGCTACGTAATCTGATTGTCAAGAACCGTGATACTAATGTTAAGGCGTGTCCAGAATGTTGGAACCCTGACAACCCGCAGAACGAACTCGGACGGTACCCAGTTGACGATCCGCAAGCCCTGCGTGATCCCCGTCCAGATAATAACCAGTACGCGTCTAGTCGCGCACTTATTGAACCGGTCCGCCCCGCTGTTGGGAGCGGATTTATAGGTACTGTAACGGTAACTGTTATTTAGGAGCAGAAAAATGCGTAAGAAGATGGCAAAACCTAGCAAGAAGAAAGCTATGGGATGTGGCGGTAAGGTACATAAAATGGCCAAAGGCGGCGGAGTTAAAGTGCGCGGCTGTGGTGCAGCAACTAAGGGTACTATAGCCCGGGGGCCGATGGCGTAACTTATGAACTATACTGAGCTGACCCAAACAATCGAAGATACCTGTGAGTCCTCATTCACAGCAGATCAGCTCGCGACTTTCGTTCAGCAAGCTGAGCAGACTATTTACAACACCGTGCAGATACCCGCTTTGCGTAGGAACGTACAAGGTACGTTGACCGCTGGAAATAAGTATTTGAGCACTCCAACTGATTTTCTTTGGACATATTCATTAGCAGTTACCGATAGTGCTGGGAATACGCAGTTCCTACTAAACAAAGACGTGAACTTTATTAGGGAAGCCTACCCTAACGCATCTAGCACAGGGTTGCCTAAGCATTATGCGTATTTTGATGATAGGGCGTTTATTCTAGGACCAGCTCCTGACGATGCTTATACTACCGAGCTGCACTATGGATACTACCCAGAATCTATAGTTACTGCAGGTACGACATGGCTTGGTGACGAGTTTGACTCGGCCCTCCTTAACGGCTCGCTAATACAAGCGGTTCGATTCTTGAAGGGTGAAGCTGACGTAGTACAAATGTACGAAAAGTTGTATCTGCAGGCGATTGGACTACTTAAAAACTTGGGGGATGGTAAACTTCGTGAAGATGCTTACCGTTCTGGGCAATTCCGTACCGCGGTAAGTTAAGGAGATTTACATGGCAATCACACAAGCGATGTGCACGTCGTTCAAAAAAGCTCTTCTCGATGGAGAGATGGACTTTAGTTCAGACACTGTACAGACATTTAAAATAGCACTATACACTTCATCTGCTAGCCTAGACGCGACTACAACCGCGTACTCTGCTACGAATGAGGTAGTAGGTACTGGATATACAGCTGGAGGCAATACGTTGACAGTTGTTGCCCCAACAACTTCTGGAACTACAGCTTACTTAGATTTCAATGACACAACGTGGTCTACTGCAACGATCACTGCTCGTGGGGCGTTGATTTACCAGTCTGGCGGCTCTAATCCAGCCGTTGCGGTCCTTGATTTTGGGGCTGATAAAACGTCTACTGCCGGTGACTTTACTATCCAGTTCCCTACAGCAGACGCATCAAACGCTATCGTTCGCATTGCGTAGATTGAGCTATGGCTGACGTCGTTGTTACTTATCGTGGGTACTCCGCCGGAGGGTGGGGTGAGACCGCGTGGGGGCAAGACGTCCAGTTGCCATACGCTACTGGTACGGTTGGTACTGTATCTGTAGTAGCAAATGCAAATGTTTACCCAGCGGGGCTATCCGCCAGTGCAGGGCTTGGCTCTGTATTAGTAGTAGCTGAAGCAAACATATACCCTACGGGCGTATCAGCCGCAGGACAAACGGGCACGGTAGATATAACAACCGATGCCACCGTGGCTACATCAGGGCTTGAAGCAACCGGCGGACTTGGCACAGTAGGCGTAATTGCTGAAGCCAATATTTATGCGGATGGCGTGCAGAGTACAGCCCAGCTAGGCGATGTAGTTGTATCCGCCGATGCGAATGTATACCCCGTCGGGGTCCAAGCCACGGTATCAGAAGGTGCCGTATCCATAACCGCGGATGCAAATGTAGCAACGTCTGGACTAGCTGCTAGTGCCGGACTAGGCTCTGTAGTTGTATCCGCCGACGCAAATATAGTTGTAGTTGGAATTGCCGCCTCAGCTTCTGTAGGGACCGTACAAACTACTGCTGACGCGAATGTAAGCACTTCTGGGCTCGCGGCTACTGGCGTTGTTGGGACCCCTTATATAGCGCTAGGGATGACTGTACGCCCAACTGGAGTAGTTGGCACTGGGGTGGTTTCTAGTGCGACTGTTGCAATAGACACTACTGTAGAAGTTACGGGAGTACCCTGCACCGGTGCTGTCGGTACTGTATTCCTTTGGGGGGATATTAATACTGACCAAGTTCCCGGTTGGGGAGACGTTAGTAGCAACCAGACACCAACTTGGGGTAATGTTACATTAATACAAGACGCAGATTGGCAAGATATAGCCGCGTGAGGAATAAAACATGACGACACAGTACACTTCAATACTTAAATTAGCTCTCCCTGTTCAGGGGGAATTAAGCGGTACATGGGGTGACGTAGTAAACGACAACATTACGTCAATGGTCGAAGAAGCGATTGCGGGCCGCGCGGTTATTAACTCGTGGACCACCAACTCGCATACCCTTACAACTGCGGATGGCACCACTTCTGAATCCCGATGCGCGCTACTTGAGTTCACCGACACTGGTGTGGCGCTTACTGGCGCAGCAACTGTTGTATGCCCCGATGCTACAAAACTGTACATATGCAAGAACGACGCTGGGCAACAAGTCACTATTAAGACATCGGCTGGTACGGGGGTAGCTATCCCTGACGGCACGACAATGATTGTGTTTTGTGATACAACAAATGTTGAAGAAGTTGTCACAAACATAAACACACTGTCCTACGGCGGTTACACAATTACGTTTGGCGGTGCAGTAACAACTGCTGGAGCTTTTACTACTTCTGGCGCGTATTCGTTGACTCTTACAACAACGGGTACAACTGATGTAACGTTACCAACTACTGGGACGCTGGCTACACTAGACGGTACCGAAACCCTAACAAACAAAACACTTACTGCCCCTACGATTACATCCCCCACACTTACGGGTAGCATCTCTGCCACAGATTTGGATATATCGGGCGATACCACAATCGGGGATAGCGCGGCTGATACGCTTACCGTTACTGCGACGGTTACCTCCGACTTGATTTTTACCGATAATTTGTATGACATCGGTAAAGACGCTGCTACACGCCCTCGCCATGTGTATATAGCGCAGAATTTAGTAGCCGGAGGAACCGCTACGTTTAGCGGTAATACCTCTGCCGGTGCTGATCTTTCAGTTACTGGGGGCTTTACGGTCAACACCGATAAGTTTGAAGTTGCCGCTGCCACAGGTAATACGACTGTTGCTGGCACCCTTGGGGTTACTGGCGCAACTACTGCTACTGGTGGTGTTAACGTAGATACAGTATCCGAGATAACCGCTGGTGGCGGAGTTACTGTCGACGGCGTGTTATTGAAGGACGGCGGTGCAACGTTCACGTCAGCTATAGTATCAACCGGCGGCACCATGACAGGTGATTTGTCTTTTGGCGACAACGACAAAGCCGTCTTTGGTGTTGGCAGTGATTTGCAGATTTATCACGATGGGTCGAATAGTTTTGTGCAAGATACTGGCACGGGGAATCTGCGCCTCTTGGGAACTAATTTTGTCGCACAGAATGGCGATGGAACTAAAAACTACATTTTCGCAAGTGATGGTGGATCTACCATTGTTTACCATAACAACAACGCCAAACTCTCCACCACCAGCACAGGCGTTGATGTCACTGGCACAGTCACGGCTGATGGTGCTTCATTAGATGGCGCAGTAGTAATTAACGAATCGGGTGCTGATGTAGATTTTCGTATTGAATCTGATACAGATGTTAATGCGTTTTTCTTGGAAGGCTCCAACGGTAATGTTGGTATTGGTACAGCATCCCCAAGCACAAAATTAGAAGTTGATGGAGATGTTACTGTCACAGGGACATTAAACGTTCGAACCGCCATTGACTTAGAAGACAACGACATCTTGCGTTTTGGCACAGGTGATGACTGTGAGCTTTTTTGTAATGGCAGCAGTATGTACATGGATCTCAATTCAGGTATAGCCAACTTCTATATCCGCGATGGAACTACAGTCATATACACTTTTAATGATAATGGCAGCTTTACAGCCACAGGTGACGTAACAGCTTACTCAGATGAGCGACTAAAAGAAAACTGGAAAGACTTACCAGAAAACTTTGTTGCCAATCTTGCTGGTGTTAAGTCTGGTACTTACAATCGTATCGACCTTAATGGAAAACAACAAGTTGGTGTTTCAGCACAATCTTTGCAAACTCTTTTGCCAGATGCTGTCATTGAGTCTGGTGACACTTTAGCGGTTAATTATGGCAACGCTGCTCTTGCTTCTGCCATTGAGTTAGCCAAAAAAGTAGTAGAGCTTGAAGCAAGAATTAAAGAGTTGGAGGGCAAGTAATGGCTTTACCAAGTTCAGGTACGCTGTCTATTCAAGACATTGTTGATGAGTTTGGCGGTACTGCACCACATTCTCTCAGCGAGTATTATCGTAATGGGGCGTACGTTGGAAGCAATAATACAGGAGTCCCTACTTCGGGGACTATATCGCTTAGTGACTTCTATGGTGCTTCCGCTGCGACTGTGGTTACTGTTACTGAGGGTGATCAAATAGGCGTATATTCCTATTTCTATGGGTATTGTAATACCAATAAGGTGTATGAGCCAGAAAATGGCAATTTCTTTAACAATGCTCGCTTTGGCAGTAGAACACCAACAGCCCTTAATGGAGCGGCTATTGATGGTATTTATTACTCCGATGATAAAAGCAACACAGAGAATTACTTTGTTGTTATTCTTCGAGGAAATCTCGCACAAGGGTTTTTTACAAGCGTAACCCCTCAAGGCGGCACTACACTTAATACGTCTAGTGCAACAAGATTTACTGCAACCAAAAACGGAACCCTGTCAACGTATTGGTATTGGGCTAGTAGCCCATCAGGTTGGAATGGCTCAGGCACAAGAACGGCAACCTTTACCTAATAGGAAAGATTATGTACATTGAATACACATTTAAAATAAACAGCTACAGCTTGGAAAAAGGTGTAATAAGTGTTTCCTATATTCCTTCTGATGATTCTTTGGGATTGAAACCACACCATGTTCAACAGCTAGGGATTGATAAAGACTTAATGCTTAACTATGCCAACGGAAGCATTACATTAGATCAGTTTAAAGCTGGTATGCGTAAGGCAATCATTAACGCTGATGGTATTGCTCAACACGCATGGAACGAAAAGATTGCAGCCAGCGCTGTTACTGTTCCAGCCGATGTTGATTCTATGATTGGTGTTGAATGGCCTGTAGTAAGTGAAGCTGAGTCAAGTAATCCAGACTATTCTGAGGTGGTACTGTAATGGCTGATTGGAAATTCAAACCAGTATGTAACCACGCCGATGGCGGGTTTACCATTACACGATGCACTCCCAGTTTTGGCGATGCGTTTAGCCCGCCCATTCCTACTGACTCACTTTGTACGTTAAACTGGAATAATTCTGGCACTACTAAACTTTATGCTGCCAACATGGACCATATTGGCGACTACAACCGTGGTGAGCGTATGTACATGGGCAGCAATGCAGATCATATGACCTATGGTAAGGCGGTTTTAATTGCTGGCTCGGATGACATTGAGTATTACTGTCTAAGCCCTAA